GAGATCCGTTCCATCCTTCTCTTTTTTCTTTCCGAGATAAACGATTGTGCTAGCAGAATACTTGAGTCCGCTGCCTCCTCCCATTTCTTTTGTAGGGTGATAAGCGCCGATGACATCATAGGTATGGTTGGTAACGATCATTGGTATATTAGCCTTGCCAAGCTTCAATGTCAAGATACGAAAGGCGGATTTAACCAGTTGTGCTTTCGTCATATCACGAACGTTCTTGTCGTCCGCTGCGTCTTGAACCTCTTTGTTGGTGGCAAGGTTACCTAAAGAGTCTAGCACAAACATCAGTGGTTTGCGTTCGTCTTCGGGTTGTTCCATGTATTTATCCACAATTCTTACCGATTGTGTACGGAATTCTTCAATCGTATTGACTGGAAATATTACCATACGATTAGAGTCAATGTTACGACTCTCAATCATGTCTTTAGAAATGGCAGACTCAGTTTCAAAATAAATGACTCCAGCTTCAGGATCAATATCAAGGAAGTTACGAACCACAGAGAGGCAAAAGAAAGTCTTGCCCGTTCCCGATTCTCCTGCCACGGCAGTAATCTTATTGGAAGGAAAACCTCCGAAAATCGAACCACTAACCAGGGCATTAACAACGTAACTCCCAGTATCAACGAAAGATTCAATATCGCCAGCAGCAACCCCGTCGCTAACAAGACTAGCATACTCATTCTTACTGTCCTTGATAACAGAATTTAGGAAACTCATAATTAGAAAAATGATAATAGGGAAACAGACCGCTCGTAATCCCAACCGATACATTCTAGCACATTCTTGAGCGGTTCAAAGAATGACTTCTCGAATTGTCTATTGTAATCTACATACTTATCAAGATTAAATTCGGGTGGTAAGTTTTGGAAAAATGATATTACATTTTCGTGGATGGGGTTTGGTGTTTTGAGGTAGAGAAACTTGATCTTCTCTCCTTCTTGGATAAGAGGGTACTTGTGAGTAAGTTTATTACGGCTGATATAGTAATTATACAGTAATGAACCTCGGACATGAATAGGCGTACCCTTTGAATAGATGTCCGATACAGATTTATATTTTTTGAGACCATTGACACCTCGGGGGAAAGCAATATTAACACAATCTTCTTTACGTGTATCCTCTTTAACTTTATTAATGTACTCGATCATCACATCATTGTCTTCATGGATAATGATTTCGTATGCTTTAAGAAGCTTGTCTCTAAAGAATGCTGGTGTCGATGACCTAGCAGTTTCCATACCACAGATTTTCATCTTAGGTTCAGCATAACGAACACCTTCACTATCCCATACGTTGAGAATGTATCGCTTCTTGGCAGTCCAGATGCCACGGTCAGCAATATTCTCACGCTTCATCTTCATCTTTTGTTCATACGCCGAAACGTAGTCCGCAAGTTCTTGATAAGAGGATTCGATGAATGGTTCCAACTTATCCTCACAGATCTTATCAAGTATGGTAACAATTGCTGCTTTGTTGCTAGACTTATTAGCAAAAAATTTATCAACAAGAGGTCCAAGATTAAGATACATTGAATCGGTGTCGGATGCAATGACATAATCGACGTTTTTACTAGAGAGTAGTTTATTTAGATAGGCATTCATCCTATCTCCAATCCAGCGGATAGACAACTGACCTGACATAGTGATTGCCTCGGCAATCTCTAGACGATAATATCTAAAGTGTTCGTTACCAATAGCACCATAAGCAGAGTTCAGTTGGATCTTACGTGCCATCTGAATATTGTTACAGCGAGAGATCTCTTTCTTAAGATCAGTAGTAGGAGTTTGTTCATACTCCTGCTTTGCCTTGAGCATACGTTTCTTGTAGATAGTACGTTCCTGATAGATCTTATCCATCAACTCAGGCAAGAACCCTCTCGTATTAGTATCGTACAATGTGCCATTAGCACACACAGTTTCACCAACCAGATTCAGTTCAACTTCTTTATTCAACATCCTATCAATAGTAACTGTAGGATGTCTAGATGATTTCAATGTCTCTGGTGAGAGATTGTACTGCATGATAAGGTGTGGATACAGGGAGTTGAGGTCAAAAGACACAACCCAGTCATAGATCCCTGGAATAGGTTCCTTGACATATGCTCCAGCATACTTATTATCCTTTCTACTTTCTTGCTTAGGAGGGATTACTAAATTACGTTTAGACAGATAAACATATATGATGTTGTCCCACATACGAACCTGTGAGTACACATCCTCAAAGTTAACCTTAGCATCAAAGGCCATAGTGATAGCAAGTTCCAACAACTTCATCTTATCATCCAACCTGTCAACCAGGCGAACGTCAATGATGTTGTAGTCCACGAACTTCTTCCAGTCCTTGGTATAGAACTCTTTAAAAGTATCAAACTCGCTATGATCTAGTTTCTTCTGTCCCAGTTCCACAAAAGCAATGTGGTCTAGACGATATGATTCTTGGTTTGTATACGTAAACTTACGGTACAATTCAAGATAGTCTAGTGTGGCAATGCCTGAGATATCATAAGCAATTTGCTTACGACCTTTGATATAGATCTCACGATAAAGAATACTCTTCCACGGAGAAATCATTTTGGATTCTCGCTCACCAACCACACGTTCAATACGTTTGATGATGTACGGCATATCAAACAACTGGACATTCCAACCTGTAATTACATCAGGGAAGTTAGAAATCCAGAAATGTACAAATGCCTTCAACAGCCCCACCTCAGTCTTAAACTCAAGGTAGTCTACATCAGGGTCTGTGCTCTCATAGGGGCGAGCACCGAACACAGTGATACGACCAGTGTGAGAGTCTTTCAAGGAGATTAGAAGGATCTCCTGGTCAGCAGTCTCAATATCAGGGAAACCATTCTCAGCACCAGTCTCGATATCAAGTGTAAAGATACGAATCTGGTTCACATCAAACTTCATCTCATCCCACGGATACTCCTGGAGAATGTACTGGTTGTTATATCGTGTCTGACCATAAACAGGAAAGTCTTCCATCTCCTTATGAGTGTCAACAAACTGACGTGCATCTTTGATCGTTCCCTGTAAAACAGGGCGAACACTTTTGCCATCGAGTGTCTTCCACTCAGAAGGTTTCTGGGTAGGCAAGAATAGTGTCGGGTTGAACTTTACCCGATCACTAAACTGCTGACCATGATCATAACCACGAACTAGAATAGTGTTCCCTGCTTGCTGAACACTGGTGTAAAACTTCATTCGGTCTCTTTGTCTTTCAGATCATAATAAAGGGACATGAACATGGCGCTTGGTTCAGCAATAACAGTAATGCTTTCTGAACGAACCGTCAGTTCTTCGTTGTTGTCACTGTAAGGGGGAAAGGGCACTGCCCCATCCTCGTTTACCTCACATGGGTATTTTAGCATACAATCGGGTTGACCGAACTCAGTACCAGGAATTTCTTCAACCTCTGCTACGAGCCAGTGTCCATCAAACTTAAGGAGTTTGATCATACAACCTCAGGAGTGACAGCTGGTTCTTCATCAACCTGCTCGAAAGGTTCAGCAATAGGATGCTTATCTGTATCAGCACCTACTCCAGCTGTAGGAGTTTGTTGACTATTCAAAACTTCTTGAATTTCCTTTTGCTGAAGTTCTGCATTAGCATTTTCTAATGATTTAGCATATTCAACTTTGGCAATATAAGCTTGAGCAAGACCAGGGTCAGCTGATCCAAACGTCAAAATACCATCATAAGGAATACGGAAAGTGTTTTCAATAGAATAGGGACACCACTTACTGTATTTTACTTGAAGATCTTGCTCGGCATTATCTTCATTTTCAATTTTGAGAAGTTCTAATGTATATGGATAGTTCATAACTAAACAAACGCCCTTACGATCTTCACCTTCTCCATCATAAACTTCTTGAAGAATCGTAATAAGTTTTTCACCCGTCCTCAAAACTACGATGGACGGATTAAGTTGTGCTGTTTCTTCACTCATTTTGTCGTTGCTCCTTGTGATTTTTTATATTTTTCAAACTCTTCTGGTGTTAGAAGAGGATAGATTGGTTGATTAATATCAATGTACGAACTAAGAACATTTGGCAATGGATCTCCTACACTGATAATTTTTTCAAATCCAATCCTAAATTCCCTGGTGCCACTAAAAGGACTCCAGGGAAAGTAATTAATTTGAGTTTCTCCTTCAGTATCAGAAGGAACTAAAGTCAAGACCATCGGCATTTGAAAAAGAAAACAAAATGATTCACCATCTCTATCCCTCAATTCAGTCACTTTGGCAATGACTTGTTCCCCAGAAACTAAATGTACAATATTAATTGATGTCATAGCAGAATCTGGTTTGCTATTATTATAGCAAAAAAACACAGAACCGGCAAGGGGTCCTGTGCCAATATTTATTCTGTCAGCAATTGTTTACTTGTAGTTGCTGTCTCGCCAATATTATATACCGTTTTTCTTTGGTGCTCGGGAATAATTTTTTCTAGAGAAATACACAATAGACCATCAATAAACTCTACATCAACTACCCTTACATCATCTCCTAGTTGCCACGTTCTAGTAAAAGATCTTTTCGATACTCCTTTGTGTATGTACTCGAACTCAGGATCTTGTTTCGCATGTGTGGTGGCAATTCTGAGAATGTTTGATTCAGTAGATACTTCAATCTCCTCTGGTTTAAATCCTGCCAGAGCAATCTGAATTTCGTAATTACTGGTGTCATATTTAATTAAATTATACGGAGGATAGTTTTTATCATGATGTGTCATAGACTCAAGTCTATGGAACATATCATCCAATCCTACGTAGTGGGGGGTATAAAGATCCCACTGATAAGTGTTAGGCATTATAGTTCTCCTTTATTAAGCGAGATATAGTTTACATGAACCCTTTCGGCATCCACGTAACTAATTATAATAGCACACAAAAAAAGTGGGGTGTTGAATTCCCCACTAATATGTTCGGGTTACGATTCGGTCTTTTTACGACCGATATTATATTTACTTTCTAAAGTCCATTCATCTTTCTCTTTGTAAGAAAGAACTTTAATTTGATTGAGTGGAGCAACATCAGTAATTTTAGAACTGTCAACCAGAGAAACAAGACCCCAATCAGAAAGAAGTTGGAGAATTCTATTACGTCTTTGTACATCATTCAAAGAAAGATTAGTATTCTTTCCATCAAGAGCAAACAACTCTTTAAAGTGAACAATGTAATACTTACCCTGTTTATGTAAAATATGACACGACTGATATAGTTTCCTTTCTTTTCTGGATGCTACACCGATACGTGTGAGGGTTTCTCTCACCTTAAGGAAATCATCGGGTTGTCCCAAGGTAACCTCCACCATATCGGAGGGTTGCCAAGTTACTTCAATATCTGGATTCATTTCATGCCACCTGTATTCAATGATTTTCTTATAAAATT